CGCATGTAATGATATCATTAACACACATCGCAACCAAGTCAATTCCTATGGTTGTATGATCATCAGCAGAAAATGCAATATTGATTTTAGTTCCTACACCATCAGTTCCAGATACCAAAATAGGTTCCTCGTATCCTTGAGGAACCTTAAACATACCACCAAATCCATGATTGGTGATTGGAATAGACTTTGCGAACTGATTGCCAGCATCTATATCAACACCAGCAGTTTTGTAATCTAATATAATCCCCTCTTTCTTAAAATCAAGAGGTTCAAAATCATTAAACTTTGCCATAATTTCCCATCCAAGTGCTAATTGCTTTATCATACTCTGCGGTATGCTTAAATGCGTCTAATGCAAGTTGAGGTCTTAATTCATCAATTGTATTATCTGATAATGCCTCAATAAAAAGTCCATACTGTTCTGGATTAGTTAATACAGAAACATCTTTATGATTCTTTGCTGCTGACCTTACCATAGTAGGACCACCAATATCAATGTTCTCTATTGCTTCTGCCCATGTTACATCTTCCTTAGCAACAGTTGCTTGAAATGGATATAGGTTTACTACAACAACATCGATTAATCCAATACCATTTGCCATACGATCCATATCATGTAAAGGATTACCACGTTGAGCAAGAATACCACCATGAACTTTAGGATGTAAAGTCTTTACTCTTCCACCAAGGATCTCTGGCGAACCAGTATATTCGGATACCTTCATCACAGGGATGTCGGATTCACTAATAACCTTATGTGTTCCACCACTGGATATAAGATCATATCCATGAAAAACTAGTTTATCTGCTAGATTAACAATACCTTCTTTATTAGATACACTTAATAATGCGTAAGCCATAATTGTTTAATGTAAAAAGTGACGTTTGCCTGTGAAAATCATAGTCATATTCAACTCATTACAAGCATCAATAGACTCCTGATCTTTAATACTCCCACCTGGTTGAATAACTGCTTTAATACCATAATCATATGCAAGTCTTACAGTATCACCAAATGGGAAGAATCCATCACTTGCTAATGCAGCACCACTTACTTGGGTATATGCTTGTAAAGCAATCTTAGCAGAACCAACACGATTCATTTGTCCTGCACCTACACCTAATGTAGCACCATCACTAGCAACTAGGATAGCATTAGAACGAACGTGACGACAAACCTTCCATGCAAAAGTAAGATCTATTCTTTCTTGATCTGTTGGTTGTCTTTCACTAACTACTTTCCAGTCATCAATATTAACTGGTTCATTATCCTTTTCCTGAACCAGAACTCCACCAAGAATACTTCTGACATTATAAGGCTTAACCTTCATATTATCAAGATCAAGTTCTAATAACCTCAAATTCTTCTTAGTAGAAAGTATCTCCTTTGCTTCATCATCAAACTTAGGGGCAACTATACACTCATAAAATGCTCCTATTATCTCTGTGGCACAAGCAGCATTGACTTCTCTATTAAGTGCAATGATACCACCAAAGCAACTTACTCTATCAGAATCTAATGCTCTTGTTAATGCAGAATCTATAGTATCTCCTATGGCAACACCACAAGGATTAGTATGCTTAATTACAACAGCAGCAGGTTCATCGGTAAACTCTTGAACCGTTGCAATTGCTGCTTCTAAATCTATAAGATTATTATAACTTAATTCTTTACCCTGCAATTGGTTTGCATTAGATAAACCCTCATCAGGGAAGATACACCATGTAGCTCCTTGATGAGGGTTTTCTCCATATCGTAATGACTGTTTAAATTCTAAACCAGTCAATAACTTAGAAGCGTTTAATTTCATAATCCCTCATAATATTGAGGTAGGTTCCTAATCGCCGCTAGTTCTGAACCTACCAAAGGGAACTACCGCAGTTAGAGTATTTCCTCTAACGTCTTATATTATATCATATATATTCTTTTCTTGCATGGTGCTTTGGAACTATCTTATTCAATTCTACTACCAGGAGTCCATCTTCAAACTTGACGGATCCCACCTTCGTATCGTCGGAGACCGTCCAAACTCGTTCAAAGGAACGTTGGGCCAATCCTTTGTGGATAAATTCTCCATTAATTTCCTGTTCTTCTTTTCTGCCTTCCACATATAGTTTTCCAAACTCCGTATAGACTTTAAGTTCATCTTTCTTGAACCCCGCAAGTGCGATTTCGAGTTTCGATTCATGATTATTCAATTGTATTAGATTATATGGTGGATAGTTTGACGACTGCGTTGGCGCATTAAAAAACTTATCTAAGTAGTCATCCATCCCAATGCCATTTTGTCTTATCACCTTCATTAGTTCTGGAAGGTTGGCAGCATGATATGTTGCTAGGTTAGTCATGGTTCTCCTTTAAAAGCGAGTGTGAATTTGTCCCTTACGGCGACACTACTATTTAACCATGAAAGATAAAAAAGGGGGATGTTGAATCCCCTACATTTTTATTCGGTTTCCTGCGTCTCTTGCGCCTTTCCCTTCTTACCTATGTTATACTTCTGCTCTAAGATCCAATCTCCTTTATCTTTATAAGAAAGAACCTTAATCTGATTGAGTGGAGCAATATCAGAAACAGCCTCTGATTTTACAACCGATATGAGACCCCAATCAGCAAGAAGACGAGTAATACGATTTCGACGTTGAACGTCATTAGCAGTAAGATTAGCATGTTTCCCGTCAAGGGCAAATAGTTCTTTAAAGTGAACTATAAAATACCTTCCTTGCTTATGTAAAATATGGCAACTCTGATATAATTTCTTTTCCTTTCTTGATGCTACACCAATTCTTGTAAGAGTTTCCCTAACCTTTAAAAAATCGTCAGGTTCGTTAAGAAGCACTTCAACCATCTGGTCTTGCGACCATTTTACTTCAGGCTCCTGCGTAGAAGTAGTCATTTCATTCCTCCAGTATCAAGTCGTTGTTTAATGTAATTAATTTGTTCAGGGGTTAATATTTTCAAAGCATTAGATGCTTTCTCGTTACTATAACCATAGTATTGTTTGATGATTTCAAGATCTGTGACTTTACCCTTACGGAGCCAGGGACTGAATCTCTTCTTTTTCCTAAGTGTATTTAGATAAAATGAATATTGCATGTCTTTATCTAGGAATGAATACTTATTCATCTCATTTGCAAACATGATACAATCAATATGTCCTGACAAACAACGATTGATAATATAAGGGGGATAGTCCTTTTTACAAGTAGGATCTTCTTCAATAAGATTCTGCTTATTAAAATTAATAGAGTTAAGCCAATCCTTTAGTTCCATAATTAAAAAGTAAAAGTTCCTTTCTTGTTTGTTGATCTTTCATATAATCACCAACCGACCTCATGGTGTATGTTAAATCAAACTCTGCTGCATTCCATTGTAACCCAGTAAACCTATCTTTGACAAGTTGATCTGAATTATAACTAATCAACATATCTATTGAACTCTGACTACAATCTTCTGCAAACGCATCATGATCAAATCCTTTATGCATAGAACCTTTCTTACCATAAAGATTGTCCTTTATATCATAAGGAGGATCTAGATACATAAAGACTCCATCATGAACATCTGTTCTCATAAGATGCTCATACGAATACTGATTAATATGCCAATGAGAAATTATCTCAGAATATCCTGGCAACTTCTCAATACCTTTCATAGAGAAATTAGATACAGATGCCTGTTTAGAAAATGATGAACTCTCAGTTAGTCCACTAAAGGAACACTTATTAACAATATAAAATGCTGCTGCCCTTTCTATACAATCAATACTAGAATCATTAATCTTAGTTTTAGATTCGAGAAACAGTTTTTTAGCGGGAAATTTTGTACCTTCTTCTTTTCTTAATTCTTTAAGAGGATTTGGATATTTAATCTTATAATCTATTAATTTATCTGTTAACTCATCACTAAACTGCTGTAACTGAGTCCAGAAGTTTATGAGAGGTTCATATAGATCATTAACAGTAATTTTTAATTGTGGATACTTTTTACTAACATGTATAGCAACACTACCACCACCTAAGAAAGGTTCACGAAATTCTACATACTCCCTAAGATCTGGGAAGTATGAATCCATCTTAGTGCAAGCACGAGACTTGCCTCCAGGGTAACGTAACGGAGTTTTAAGGGACTTCAGTGTGTGCATGATCAGGTAATGTAGGGGGATTCAATTCTGCTTCTCTAGCATCTCTTGCTACTCTTCTATTATGACTCCAATAATCATACTTCATATAGAGACTAAATGGAGCACTAAGACATTGTTTAGTAAACCATTCTGCCCATAAAAAGGCAACAATTGTAGCATCAACTGGATCTTTTGGGATCTTCATAATCTAAATGCAATTGGAGCACATCATCAAAGTTAGTATAAGTTGGTTGATGAAAATTACAATACTCATTGAAAGTAATCTTCATCTCCTTATAAGTAAGGTTACAATGTTTTGCTGCTTCTGGCAAGTTCCATTTAGCAGAAAATAACATTTCCATTGCTTCTCTAGTCTCTGCTCTCATCAATAATATCTTTCGTTATTAAGATCCCTCCCAACATCAACTTCTACAGCATCAAATATTCTCATCAATGCTCCTGCATACATTCTATATCCTGAACCAACATAAACTTGACCTAATACAACTGATATTGTTGCAATACCCCAAAACAAATAATAAAATCTTGACTTAACTTGTGCTCTTTGCTTATAAAGTTTTCTATCATCTTTTGCCCATTCTGGAGCAGGTGTAGATGGTATCTTCAAATTCAAGTTTTCCATGTTAATCCTCATGTGTATGTTTCTGGTCTAGTTTACCAGAGATTGCATATGCATCCTTGTTTCCACCATGACCATGTGCAATTCCTAGTTCATGCATTCTAGCATGTTCATCCATAGAATCTCTTAAATCATTCTTACCTTCACCAAATGTAAGATATAATCCATACCCTACTAAGAATGCTAATAGTCCTAGAATAATAGAAATCATTTGTCCCTCAGGAGATAATCCTGGGAAATTACCATGAGGTATTAAGTTAATTAAAATCATTTGAATTCACACTCCACCATTAATTCGGTTAAACAAGCTAACATATTTATTTCTTGATCAGCGACGAAGGCAATTTGATATTGATACTTAGCAATAACAAGCACGGCAGCAGGAATAGAGCGAGGTACCAAGGCAGTGTACAAACTATCATAAATGCGGCGAAGAAGTACAGTAGGATCATTGTCCAAGTTATTGACACACCATTTACGTACTTCCGAAAAATCTTTATCTTTGAGGTTCTTAATGAGATCATTTACTTTTACATCACTAAAATGGGCCAGTATACCAGTATCTATCTTACCACCAACCGAGTATCTCTGACATTCATTAAGAACCCTTCTCCAATCTGGAAAATGTTTATTAATAAGTTCTGCTAAGACTTTCTTATCTGCTTCAACCTTTTCCTGATCTAAAATTGTTACAAGTCTATTAAAGAATGCTATCGCAATGTCTTGTTTATACTTGCCCTGAATACCAAACTCCACCACAGCACATCTCGAATGCAAGGGTTCAATGATTTTATTTTTGTAGTTGCAAGTGAAAATGAATCTGCAGTTCCCTGAGAACTCCTCAATAGACGCTCTAAGGAGGAGTTGTACGTCGGGAGTGGTATTGTCTGCCTCGTCGATAATGATAACCTTGTGCTTCGACTCGCTGCTAAGAGAGACTGTAGATGCGAAGTTCTTGGCGTTATTCCTAACAGTGTCAAGAAACCTGCCTTCATCCGAGCCATTAATGACATAAACATCAACCCCCAAT